TTAATTAGGTACACCACGATCACCAGCAATATGCATAGTCATGCCGGAGCTTGATAACTTCCATTCAATCGATTTGATCCGCCATTGAGGCTCGTCTTCTCGGTCGCCAAACCCACTGAGCTGGACATATCCTTCAGCGACCATTGCCATAAAGTCACTCTGGCCATCCATCGTAATTGCTAACGAATCACTGCTACCTTGAGCCGTTTTAATGCGAGCTTGGGCAGCGGCTTGTGCTTCGGCTTGATTGGGGTAGGTGTATAAAATTCGATACACCGGCTCGCCACTGCCAATGCTAACTTGTTCCGTGTTGCCAGTTGCTACATCATGATACGTCGCAATCACGCGCTTCACATTCCGGCGACTGCTGAATCGGCACTGCCATGTTTTAACATGCCCTGACGATAGCTTAAAAACTGGCATCTTACTGCCGGATGCAGTTTTTCCGGCCGCATCGGTGGTAAATAATAGATAACCATTGGCGGGTTTAACGACCGCACCATACTGCTGGGCGATACGGGTCAGCAATGCCATATCGCTTTCATTAACCTGATCAATATGAGCAATGGTTCGAGTAGCCATATCGGGGCTCACTTTAGGGGTCAGGTCATTCTCCTTGGCAATAGTGGCCACTAAGCTACTCAAAGTCACTTCATCCCAACTGCGAGTTTTATGGCTTTGCAGCAAACCGCTCTGTTTGGTGTTATCCATCGGCGCGGCATTAGCAACAATTTGCAACCGTCTTGGCGGGCCGCTTAATGTCAGCTCATCAACAATAAATCGCCCTTTATCGACGAGTGAACCATTAAACCCTAGCGAGAAATTCAACACCGCCCCTTTAGGAGGCGTGACCGCACTGACAGGAAGAACTATATCAATAGTAAGCTGGTCTGATTTTTTCCCCGCGTTATCGCGCAAACTAATACTGAGCAAATTGTCCCAGATCGCCTGAGTGATATCTTTGCCATCGGCATGCAATGAGAACTGCGGCTGATAGTTCAATCCCATAACGCAGTCCCCTGCGCTACTGGCTCAGCCAAATCAGGCAAAATAATGTCAATCCCTGCGGGAAGTATAACGTTATATTCAACTAATCCCGGATTCACATCATAAACGTCCATTATCGCCGAGGAACGGCCATAATAATCGTGACAGATTCGGTCTAGTACATCCCCGTCACGGGTTCTGTAAATCGTCGCCATAATAGATAAGCTCCATTGAAAAGTCTTGAAAACGCGGGGATCCACCACGAACAAAGCGGCGGTTAGTTTCCTGTATTTTCTGAATTGCCCAATATCCTAATTTGTCACCGTCACCGCTGATCATCAGCAAAGGCTGGCCCTTGTTGGCCAAACTCACCAGCTTTTGGATCTGCTGGGTTCCGACCGAGCGATACGTTGTGGCGACAGTACCATTCAGGGAAATACTCGGGGCTTGCTGCCCCGTATATTGCAAAATATCCCGTTTTCCCACGCGAGAATTGGCCTTCCAATGCCAACCATAGTTTCGTGACAGGCTGTTATAAGTAGCGGTATCCACTGAGAAGTGAAAACGACCTAGAGAGAGCATCGGTTGCGACATCGTTAAGCCTCCGGAAAATCATAAAGTGCGGCGCCATCAGCCTCAGCAAAACGGCTATAAACAGCATCACCAACCTGTGCTGGCGATTGCCCGGGCGCAGCAACCACCGTAATGCCACCGACATTAACCTGACGAACATGCGAAGTCTGCGAGCCTTGATAGACGTGTTGCAATGCGGCCTTGGTCCGTTGAGCCCCTTGTGACATCCCAGTGCTATTGGGTGGGTTGACCGCTGCAGTTGCCGCCGCAGCGCCAACCAGAGTCCCCGCCATGACGGCAGCATTCACTCGAGCGACGCGGCGCATCGTCTTACCTATTTTGCTAGGTTCAGCTTTGGGGGTTTTGGGAGGTTCTGGCTTTTGTTGCGCTGAATCTTTGCTTTTCCAGAACGCCAGTTTACCCACCCATGATTTTATCTTGCCGAGTTTACCTTTTACCCAGCCAAATCCTTTTTTGAAGATCCCTGTAATCTTGTTCCAGAGTTTTTCAAAATACAGTGTCAGGGGTTGGAAGCTAGCTTTCACTTCTGCCAGCGGGGCCCAACTCAGCAAAGATTTTACCGCGCCCCAACCGGCTTTAAAGAGCGCTGTCACATTGGCCCACAGACCACTGAAATAATCACTGAGCGCTCCCCAGTTGTTCAGCACTAAACCCAGCGGCGTCCAACCAAAGAGGGTTTTAACGCCTGCCCAGAAGTGAGTAAACACGGAGGAAATATTGGTCCACAACTCATTAAAATAACCAGTGATTGCCCCCCAAGTCGATTGAATGGTTGCGATCGGTGACCAACTAAATAAGGATTTTACCGCGCCCCAACCGGCTTTAAAGAGCGCTGTCACATTGGCCCACAGACCACTGAAATAATCACTGAGCGATTCCCAGTTGTTCAGCACTAATCCCAGCGGCGTCCAACCAAAGAGGGTTTTAATGCCTGCCCAGAAATGAGTAAACTCTGAGGAAATATTGGTCCACAAGCCACTGAAATAACCAGTGATTACTCCCCAGGCCGATTGAATGGTTGCGATCGGTGACCAACTTAACACCGCCTTAATCACGCCAAAGGTCTTGGGAAAAGCGCTCTTGAACCAGTCCAATGCACCATGAAACCAACCGACCACCGTATCCCAGTGGCGATACAGCTCAACACCAGCGAAAACAAGCCCGCCAACCACAGCGGTCACGACACCGATCGGATTCGCTTGCATCACCAAATTAAAGGCCGCCATCACACCTTGCGCTTCTCTGATACTTGTCATCGCGCCTTGTAAGACCGTTCTAAAGCTAAATAGCCCGGCGACGAGTCTGCCAGTGAGCAGCGATGCCATCGCAAGCCCTACCGTCTGCCAACCGCCCATAAACTGGACAACACGATTAATGCCCTGCCCCAACGTGAGTAGCGCCGACACAGTGAGCTGCGCCCCTTGAGCCAAACTTTTGAAAAAACTGACCAGCTGTGTTTTATTGTTTTTGACAAAGTTAACCAACAAACCATTCAGTTGATTTAAGCTCCCAGACATTGCGCCCCCCACGATCCCAGAAATCTCCTGCCAGCCACTACTGACCACGGTACGCAAATTTTTAAATGCATGGTTATAACGAGTTGCGCCGGATGCCCCTTGATGGGTTAACAAGTTGAATTTGGACTGTGTCTGCAGCAAGTTATCCAGCCCTTTGTGAGTGCTGCGAATATAGCCGATGACTTGATCGCCGCCACTGCCCAGTAACATCTTGGCAAGGTCCCCCGCCTGTTGCTGGCTTTTGACCTTTTGCAGGCGTTTCATGACCACTTCAAACTGCTGAGCGGCATGCATACCCGCCATCATTTTGGGGGATATATCCAGTTTCCCAAATGCAGCAGCCATTGGGCTCTTAGTCCCTTGAGCTTGAAACTCGGCGTATTTATGGCTGAGTTTGGTCATCATAGTGCTGATGTTCGCACCAAACACTCCGGCCTGTTTGGCTACACCATTCCAGGCCTGGAACTGTGACACATTCATTCCCTGAGCATGCGCCAATTTTGCTATCGCGGCTGTTTGTTGGTTGGTGTGGGTTATCAGCCCACCGAGCGCCGTCGCGGTATTCCAAATGGAGCCTATCGCCGTACTACCTAATTGGGTTGCACGTTTAAAGCCAGCACCGATCTCCTGACCTTGCCCTGAGGATTGAGCACGCTTGGTCGCTTGCTCAATCTGTTGACCAAGAGTTTGATACTGGCGCGCTAGCAAAGAAACATCCGCCCCCGCTAACTTGCTTTGTTTGATGTGTGTCGAGAGCTTTTTCTGCTCTTGGGTGAGCTCTTTCACGCTCTTATTGGCCGTTCCCATCGACTGAGTAATGGTACTGCCTAACTGGGTAAATGAGCTGCCCACCGTCGCCCCGAGGGACGCGACGGTTGTTAAATTTTGGGTCAGCATGAACGCTCCTCTTGGGGAATAATTTCAAGGAAGGTGATAAATTGTTCGGTTGATAATTCCAGCAGCGTATCCAACTGCCAGCCGGTGTAATGGGCCAGTGCTAGGAGCCCTTGGTCGATGTATTGACGCTCGACCCCGAGTCCTGCTTTTGAAAACCCATGATGATTTGCTGCCCCGCAACATAGTCCATCATATCCAGTTCATGGATAACGCCTTGCTCGACATCACTGAGTAATGCCATCAAAGCAATCTCTTTGTCAGCATCCGCTTGGTTTTGTTTATCGGCAATCAGGTTATCCCGCACTTTCGGGCGACGAAACTCAAGCGTGGTATATTCTTTTTCATTAAAAGTGACTGGAAACTGCAGAGTCAAAACTTCGTTCTTCACTGGGTAAGCCATTGATAATTTCCTTAACAATAAGATAAAAAAGGCTGCCGAAGCAGCCTGATAGCTCAAGAGTGTTATAAAATGGATTAAAACAGCTTCATGGCGCTGCGGATCTGCTTCAGCGTATCGACATGACCGAACGAACGGACATGATTCACCGGGTCGATTTCCACCAATTTGACATCTGCCCACACCATTTTGTAATAGTTAAGCTTCATCGTAACTTTCATTGCTTTATCGCGCTGTGAACCACTATCTTGCGCATCGCGTTCAATTTTAGTGATAAGCCCGCGCATGGCTTCGGAACATTCAAAGGGAGTTCCTTGAGCATCGGTAAATACTGAACGCACCGATAGTGATGTGTTTTTACCCGTTTGAAAGCCAAACAACGGCATGATATTGGGATCCAAACCGTAAATAGACAACGAGGTCTCCATCGGATTCATCCCGTCGTCTACCGGGATTGGCATATCCATATCGCCCGCGGAAAAATCCACGGTTTTCACTTCTAATACAGGCGGTGTGTAGTCTTTACAATTGCCGGCTTTGCCAACACCATCAACCCACACGGCCCAGCTTTTTAACAGATGATCTGCTGCCATTAGTTAAATACCTCTTCGATATAGTCCCCATTGAGGCGACTGCGGAAAATAATATGCTCAGCAGGGAACGGCGGCTCAAAGTCAAAATCAAAGTAAGCCAGTCCCTGTTTCACGGTTGCGGATGAATTTAGATCGGGGTCAGCCGAACATTTACCGTCGTAAATTGCGCCTTCGGCTTTTAACTGCCGCAGGTAATCATTAACGCCTTCACAGACCTCATCAAAGTAGGTCTTGGTCAGGTTGCGGTCGACCGCCCACAGGTGATTGAGTTGAATTGAATCATTAATCATATCTGCGGTACGCACAGTCTGTTCAAACATCCATTGGCGATCATCCGAGCAATTGCGGTTGCCCCAAAAACGAAAGCCATTCTGTTGGATCACGGTGCTCACATGGTTTTCATTGAGCATGTTGGCGGTGGTATTAGGATCATCCAAGGTCCAATCAACCGCTTGCGCTGTGCCGACAATCCCGTAAATTTCCTGATTGGATTTCGACCACCAGGCTCCTTTTTCAGCATCAATACGTGCTCGCAATCCCGCGGCACGCGCCGATAGCGGACGGTTGACATTTTTTGCCAAATCCTCATCAAACACGGTGACCCAGGGCCACATCAGCTCACAGCGTTTGTCATATTTACGCTGCCGTTTAATAGCATCGGTATAGCTCGCGCCCTGCTCACAATCAAAGTAAGCGACTGCGCGCAGTCGAGCGGCTTGGGTTTGCATCTCGGCAGCCACCGCATCATATTGGCTAAACTCGGGGGCAATTAAGATCCGCGGTTTATAACCGGTCTGAGTCTGCGCCGATAACAACACTCGCATCCCTTGGATGATATTGGCCTGAGTTTCGGCATCTGAGCTGCCTTCGGCCACTCGCACAACAATTACCAGTGCACCGGTTTGATCAAAGATGTCATCAAACGCTTTATACAGCGTGCCAGCTTTGCCAAGTTGATTAACCTGTTGCTGACTACCAGCCACGGCCACTGGGGTATTCAAGGGGAAGGGTTCATCGCGGCCACCACTGAGATAAGCCTCAGCGTCATTGACCACAATCCCCTCACCAGTTCCCAGTGCTTTTACATTCACTAACGCAGCTGCATCGGTATTGGCAACAATCACCGCCTGCACATCGGACGCAGTCGAGCTGAGCGCACTGTCACCGTCGGTGGCAAGATGAACGGTAATTTTCTGGCCCACCACCGAGACACCCAACTCAGCATTGGCAGTGCCCGGATCCACAAACGTCACACTGATAGCATGGCCACCAGTACCGGCCTCAATAGCAGTAAATAACAAACCATCGTTAATCACTGCACTCCCTTTTTGTAAACTGGCAGCGGTCGCTCCGGCACTATCCGGCGCCGTCCCTACCAGTCCAATGACGGCTGTCTTAACCGTTTGAATGGAGCGAGAGCCACTATCGACTTCAATGACTTCGACACCATGGAGAAATTGCGTCATAGCTAATTCCTATGTTTGGAGTAATAAAAAACCCGCTCGAAGCGGGTCATGATTGGGGTTAAATTAAGTTAGTACAGATTATTTGCCGGTGAACTCACCGGGAGCTTTGGGCCATTGCACCTTAAATGGGAACCCCTCTTGCTCAGGCACATTACGCAGCGCCACACGATATTGCCGCCACGCGTTGGCATCTTTGCCGGCATCTTCGAGGCGGTTAATCTCACGGCTGACGCGGTCGGCAATAGCATCACGCTCGGTGCGAACACTAGAAGCTTTTACCGGACGTTCTAAGTCTTGCGAATATTCCCATTTCCCTGATTGAGCATTCCAGAGACTGAACTCTTCTGGCTTTTGCAATGTCCAACCCTCGGGCACTTCCCCTAAATCGGTGACCATTTTGGACTGCGTGTAATCAGTGATGTCATAGATGGTTTGGTCTCGGTGATCTTTCTTCTGACTCCATGCCCCATCAGCAAAGACGGCGATCATGCCATCGGTACTCTCTGGTGGGACAATCACCGTGGCATTGGCCGAGATTAATGGGTTGTCCATATCCAGTGGATTTACATCGGCTTCACCGGCTCCCTGATAGGCACCAGTAGTCGCATCATAGTGATAGATTGTATCGGTCATCTTAATTCCTAATATTTAATGCAAGCCAGTAAGGCAATGTTGCGAGGCCGGGTTTCAGTGCCTCCGGTTGAAGTCGTGTTTTTATAGTATCTATCATGACTCCCCCCAGCAATGCCATCCGAACCTAAGTTGCTCGATGAGTGACCCACTCTGTGATAATGCGATTGAATGGCCTGCGCCTGATAACTCCCGATGGTTCGACTCGAATCAACCCCGCGCCCATCATCCAAAAATCGTAAAAATTCCCCACGCAAATCAGGCACCGTAAACGTACTCGAACCATCGCCAGAACCAAAATTCCCAATGTCTTTGCTCTTTTCGTCCACTAAATTGCCACTGGCTTGCGCATAGGCCCACAATTTGGCATAAGTGCTTCGAGAAAGAGACGCGCCATTGGCTTTCAAATACCCTGATGGTGCAGTTGTGGCTGGCACTAGAATTATCTGACCAACGGTTGCTTGCGGATTGTTCGAAAGATAACTACCAATCACGCTATTAAAACGCGATTCATTCAAATACTGTGAATGCGGATCACTGGCCCTGACGTGGGCCGCATCTTTAGTATCCGCATAACTTTTGGCTGATGACTCGGCGGCATTGGCTTTACTGCTTGCATCCGTATTGGCACTCGATAAGACTTTGGCATCTTGTGCATCAGCATAGCTCTTAGCTTTACTCAGCGCTGTATTCACGGCACCGTCAGTATGGCTATTGGCACTTTTTAATGTCGCAGCATCTTGCGTATTCGCATAGCTTTTAGCAGCCGCCAATGCTTGAGCTTGTACTATATTGTCTTGCTGAGATGCATAATTTTTAGCACTCGACTCTGCTGCACTGGCTTTACTGCTTGCATCAGTCTTAGCACTCGCTAACATTTTCGCATCTTGGCTGTCGGCATAACTTTTAGCATCCGCTAGTGCCTGATTAGCCTTTTTCATTGCATCCGTCGTGGCGGCCGTTTGGTAGCTTTTATCCTGAGTATCCACATAGGTTTTCAAGCTATTGTCTTGCGCCTGTGCATAGTTTTTCGCGGCCGACTCTGCGGCATTGGCTTTATTGCTCGCATCGGCTTTGGCACTGGCTAACATCTTCGCATCTTGGCTGTCCGCGTAGCCTTTAGCATCATCGAGTGTCTGGTTGGCCTTTTTCGTCGCATCCGCTTTGGCGGCGGTTTGGCCAGCTTTATCTTGAGTATCAACATAGGCTTTTAAACTGGTATCTTGCTGACTGGCGTAGTCTTTAGCCTGCTGCAAAACACTGGCATCCTGTTGGTTGACATATTCTCGGGTCGCCAACACGACGGATGGATCAATTTTCAACTCAACACTGCTGGCTGAACTCACTTCCAGCACGATTCGAATGGTCTGAGTCCGACCACTTCCTTCACTTAACAGCGGTTTATAAGTCTCTGGAAAGTTGCCCACGGCAATCAGATCGCCAGCGGTATCAAACAGCCCCACTTCCCGAATCGTCCATCCACCGATCTCAGGCGGTAACACTTGCTCACAGATAACCCAGTTTGGATTATCAGGATCGATGGTAATGGAGTTGAGGGGTTTGCGGCGCAATGTATGCACAAGTGACGTTTGCGACTGATTCGGTGTCACCGCCTTACCGCCGCCATCACCCACTGCCATTTCGGTAATCTCGATGGTCGTACCCAATGCCGTCGCATTTGCCAGCTTAGCGGCGCCAACCGTGGTTAGAATAGTAAAAAATTCATTCATGAGGATAAATACTCACTGTATCAATGGTGTGATCAGAGCCGCCAGAATAGATGCTTCCGGTGACCGTAATTGTGCCTGGTGCATACGGGTAAACCACCACGGTCTCCCCGGTATAACAGCAGGCCCCGACAGAAATAGAGCCGTTACTCTGAGCTTGAATATCGAGCCCCATCAGCTCCGCCCGTAGTGGTTTTGCATCAAAGATTAATTTGACCATCTGCTCATACATGGTATCGGTAATCCCTTTATCCTTGACGCCAATGACCAGCGAAAAAGTATAAGGATCACCACGCGGCGAAGTTTGAAACCACTCAATCACCTGAATTAAAAACCCCAGTGGCTCGACCACGCGACGGATGGCCGCTTTGGTTCCTTTATGCAGGTGAATAAAAAAAGCCGCTTCAATCGCGGCTCTTTTTTCATCTTCACGCCAGTTTTCATCCCAACGGTCGACTGAGAAGCTCTGAGCCAGATAGGGTAAAAACTGGGATGGACAACGCTTGGGATCCCAGATATCCCGAATCGGCACCGCCAGCTCCGGCGTCATCGCATCTACGAACGCTTTTTCCAAAGCGGTGGCATTCGGCGGCAAAAGCTGTTTAGCTGTCATCACCGCCTCCGTTTTTTAATTGAATTTGCGTGCAGAAACTGGCCTGTTCTTTACTGAGCACAATATCTTTGGCCGGCGCCGTTAATTCCACATATTGCACCCCGGCAACACTCATCGCCGCAATAATGGCACTACGCCGAATATTGCGGCCTAAGCGAGACAGACTACTCACATAAGTCTGTAGGGCTTGACGAGCTGCATCCATGATGGGGCTCTGTCCGGGATCATCCTGCATATAAAGCGTGGCGGTGATGGAGTATTTCACGACCGCCGCTGATTGGACGATCACCTCATCGGTAAGTGGCCTGACCTCTTCGGCATTGAGCGCCTGCTCCACAGCCTTGATCTGCTCATCACTGGCGTGACCATCCCCTTCACGGGATAATAAGGTCACTAAAACTTGCCCGCGACTGGGCATGATTGCGCTCGCATCAGCAATGCTTGGGTCAGCAGAGAGAGCATGAAATTTATACGCCTGTTCAGGGCCTGCCACTGATAACCCTTCAAAAGCCAATAACACCCGCCGCCGCAGATCATCGTCCGACTCATACACTGCTTGAGTCGGTGGAATCGTGTGATTATCTGCGGGAGTGATGAGTTGGCGCTGCACATCATAGCGAACCGCAATTTGGTCTAAATCACTGCCAGTGGCCAGGGCCAGCATCACCGCTTTAGCTGCTTCATTAACGCGTTGGCGGTCTTTCATACGAAAGTAAGCAGCAACTTCAAATGCCTTATAAATTGGATCCGACTCCAGCAAAGCATCAAAGGTTGAATTTTGCACTCGATAACGCGTGAGCATCTCCTCTAGCACCTGCTCATAATCCAGTTCCTCTAACAGTGAGGGGGCCGGCAACGTCGATAAATCAGAAATACTCATTGAATTTCTATTCCTTCCATTGTGATCGGCTCACCATTGGGTCGATATTTACCCGTAATGGATAATACAAATTGCCCTCGGGAAGCCGAGGTCACTTCAATTTTCTCAACTGCGATCCGCGGCTCCCAGTTGGATAAGGCATCGACAGTATCGGTAAAAATATCCAATCGCGTCGCCATATTCATGGGCGCATCCACATGCGCATACAGATTGCTACCATAGGTTCGGCGCATCACTCGTGAGCCAACGGGTGTGGTTAAGATGTCCATAATGGACTGTTTTAAATGATCAATCCCCGAGAGCGTCTTCCCGGTATATCGGTTCATTCCCTGCATTTAGCCCCCTGCAAAAACGTTGCTACTCCCGGCAGCCACCAAGCTGCCACAATCCACTCGGTCACCAATTCGGCCTAGCGCTTTGCCATTGGCAAATACACTGCCAGAGCCACTGGCTAGCGTTCCGCTGTGACAAGTTGGATGCGAATTACAATGCACGCTCCAACCATCCCCTACACGGTGGACCGCGATACCGTTACAAAAAACAGTGTTACTTCCGCCCGTACTATTGCGTGGCGGAAAATCCCCATGGCCGGTACCACCATCGCCTTTACGTGTGACTGCTGGCATTGAAATACTCCTCTAGTAAAGCGCGCCCAGATGAATAATCGTGGCGCACTGTCATCGTCCAGCTCTGTTGCTTTTCATAGTCCTGCTCGCTGCCAGTGAGCGAATCAATAAAGTGGATCTGGGCGGTGACGGTCAGTATGTAATCGCGCTGGCCATCACGCGTTGGATGAAAATCATAGAGATCCATACCTGCAGGCAGCGCCTCCCAACGGCTCACTTCAAGCAGTTGTTTGCCGTCTCGGTAACGCAGATAGTCAGGATGAAATAAACCACTAAGAGCATCAGCCGTCAGATGCACCCCGCTTGCCACATTGCAGGTGACGGTAAAAACCGACTGAGCGGGTGTAATCATCCATTGATAAGCACTGATGGTCTCCCCTGCCAAAGGGATATAAGCAAGCTGCTTATCCACAGTCTCACTATCCATAGCCATCACTAGCTGGTTGTTTGTGGGTGTCCAAGTCATTCGTTTAAGTCAATCCGTGCTGCTTTAAGTTTCATATTCCCGGTGGCCGAAAGCGTGATATCACCACCGGCCTGACAGCTAAGATTGTTGTCGCATTGCACCGAGACATCCCCTTTGACCATGACACTCAGTTGATGGGTTTTGCGGTTATAACGAGTTTGTGTGCCATCGGCATATTGAGTGACATGCTCATCAGCAGAAGTGCTGGGCGGCGGACTTTGACTGTCGAGCATCGCTGGCAATACCACGCCGGCGCTGAGCTCACCACTTTGTGATAAAATCAGGCACTGCTCGCCAACAGCCAGCGGCTCCCAGTCGGTTCGTGACTGACTGGAAGCGCGCCCACCTACCCAAGGTAGCCAGGTGGTGGTCGCCCTCGGCGCATATTCAACCCGAACGCGAGGCGGTGTCTGGGTGAAATCCACACTGTGAACTCGCCCTTTGCGAACCAAATTGCTCAAGCGCCGTTGAATATCCCGTAAAATCTGACTCTCATCACTCATCAGTCGGCTCCGGAATCACTTGCTGGTAATCGTCCTTATGGCCAATACCAATATCAGGACTCACACCGACCCGCACTTTCGTTGGGGGAGTACCTTCGGTCTCAAACAGATTCTGACCAAAATCAACGCTATGTTGGTAACGAATCTCCCAAACCGCCTTATCCAAAGTATACGGCTGTGCGCAAACCACTTGGGCAGGATGGAATGGCATATTAAGAGTGCTATCTGAAATAGCACAGGTCAGCTCGGCCGCACCGTTACGCACAGTACGTCGATAATCCTGTGCAAATTGGCTCTCGACGACTAGGATTTGAACATCTAAACATAAACTGGTTTGCCCACTATGCGGGCCATTGTTCGCCACATGCCAACCAGCAATATTAATAAATGCATATGGCGTCTTAATCGGGACAATTTGTTGCCGATAATCATGGGCTGATTTAAGCCATGTACAGTGCTGAGTCAGGTAGTTGGCCAAGTTGTCACAGTATTGATCTAATAAGGGTTGTTGCTCGCTCATGAGTCTATCCATATAGCTAGTCGACCTCGAGGGTCGGGGGATCACGGTAAACCAAGATTGTTAGTCGTATTTTGAAATCACATCTTTCATTTTGATGGGCAGTCTTATAATCGCCGCCACAAGGCGAGCGAAGCCTATTAAGATAGTTCACTGCCCAGTGATTCAATCGCTATCCAGTCGCCATAAAAAAGCGGGGCGAACCCCGCAAGCACAGAACAAAACTGTCGTGGATATTGTTTATTAAATGTCAGTTTTCCGCCCCTTTATGCGTGACACTACAAAGTTATAGATCACAATAGAGGTCACAATCAGGGTGACAATATCGCCAGCCTGAAAATGGAACTGGCCATGAATCAATTGATCAAAAGAGGCCGATAACAATGACTTCGCAAAGCTACTGTTTTGCACACTCTGAGATAAGGCAATCCCAGAGGATACATTCGAAACAGTTTGGCTTACTTGGCTTGTGTGGCTTGCCATTGTCTTAAGCTCCGTTTATCGGCATTACAGCGTTGCAGTGCTGCTTGTAAATCTAGTCCGTAATAGACAAGAGCATCGTTCACTGCGGGGATGCTCGGTGGTTTGGGGTCAACGGTCGGCTGAATGTACTCTCTCGGCGGCAGAATTTTTTCGTACTTTGTTTGGACGATCACCTTCTCTATAGGTGGATGTGCCGAGCAAGCGGATAACAGCATCGGGAACACGAACCATAGACCACGATTTAACTTTTTCATCGGTTTTTTTCAGTCCTTCCAGTTGCTCCGCAAGCTCAGCGAAATGGGTACGCTGCGCGACCAGTTGCTTGTTCCTGTGGAGCAAGATCTGTTCGCGGCGTTGGATCTCTTGTTTAAGGGCGTGGTTATTCGCCTCTGAACTTGATAACGATTGTGCCAACTCATCACGGTTGACCATTAATGTCTGAATATCTTTATGGGCTAAGCGCAGATCCGTCTGTAATCCACCAAGTCGCCATTGCTGAAAGGCAGCAAATAACGCCAACCCCAGGCAACCCCATATGGCTACTTTACTCACGAGATAGCTCCTCATATATCTGCCGAATTTTAGGCGCGTAATGGAGCGTCTCGTTCGGGTCTTTCATCACCTTTGGTAAACACGCCATAATCGGTTGATATAAAGATGGATCACCACAAGCTTTTTGGGCCTTCAATATCCATCCACAACCAACGTTGTAACACGCCAACGCCAGGTTATAGCGGTCAGTTTCAGGCCGTGGCCAATGCCAGACATAACGTAATTTAGCCATGTAGTAGGCCCCGGCTGGAATGGCTAAACGCACATCAGTTGGCTGACCGTGAAATCCGAGCGCCTGCGTCGTTTCAATCCAGGTCTGCGGCATAAATTGCGCAATTCCCTTAGCTCCCACGGCGCTTTGGGCCTTAGGGTTTAATGAAGATTCCTGAATCAGTTGGGCCTTATAAAGCAA